CGCCGATATCACGGTTGCGTTGATGAAACGCATTGGTTGATATCAACCCATCCCATCTTAAGATTAAGATGGGGATTCGCCCGGACTCCCGATTTCCACTTGGTAAGTGGAGAGGGTGCCTCAGTAAAATACTGATGTAATGGCGAATCATCCTCCTGGGGGACGGTCTTAACGGTCGAGCTCAATGCAAGACCTCGGACCTCGTAACGTTGCAGGTGAGCATTCCAGCGTTTCCGCGGGAAATGCGTGCCTACTCGCGACTTTATGCCCAGGACACCTGAATCCGCATGTACCACCAGAATACCCGGTGGAAGTGAGGATCCGATCAGATTGGCGACATGCAAGTAAAATAATGAATAAAAATTATTTGCAGTGTCAACCATACTGATTGTAGACTCAGGTGTGTCCGGCCAAAGTTCATGCAGATAAATGGGCGTTACATCAACCCCTTTATACGCATCAACACCGCAAGATTCTCGGAAGAAACCTTTCGAGAAACTCTTTGAGGTGTTGACCTTGAAGTCTAAAAGCTCCAAGGTGCTTTGGACCAGCTCCCGACAGTCAGAGGGGACTATGATGTCATCCCCAAAGACGGCCACTTTACCCTTAAGAGACTTAATGTTCTTAAGCGTAGGCTCAAGCTCGTACTTGACTAGAGTACAGGCAAGAGATACACCCAGGAAAATCAAGCTCTGGACGGGAAAAGTACAGGCGCTACCCATCGTGCTGAACTTTCTCAGCTCAACGATCTTAGGCTGTGTCTGATCAAGACACTGCTTCAGATAATGGGTACGTGACGCACGGAGGGCATCTAACAGGGACAAACTGTACCTGAAGAACTGCCCAACGACGTGACAGGAAACCCTATCACTAGCTGACTTAAGGTCAATAGTGCATAGGCTTCCGTCCTTAGACCCTTTCTGACAGAGACTCTGATTAAGACTCTGATCGCCGAAGCGAACAAAATCATCAACCCAACAAAGGGATGATCGAGTTCTGAAGTAATGCCAGAGATTTTGCTGGCAGAACTGGTGTTCAGAAGGTTCCGCCGCGATTAATCGCGGCGTTTCATAGGTCTTAGGGACAGCCACAAGTCTAGAGGTAGGGACGTATTCATCGTCCAAACCTAAAGCGAGTGAATTGTCAGCCCAGCTTGTGTAACTATGGAAACCATAGTCCGCCACTGGGAACACGGATTCGAGACGGGCAGACCAACCGTACCAATGGTACTTGTTGGTCACGCCTGATGTCTGCGAAATCGCTCCTGGGCCATGCCTGAAGCGCCAATCTTCGGGATTATAATATCCCAAAGCGGCGCACAGAAGACTAGACACGATGTCTAAGCTTCTGAGAACGATCGACGCAGGGTCTTTGTGACCCTTCGACGCAACCTTCTGACCAATGTAGGTACTCTGGGTAAACCCTTTGTACGTTACACGGGCCATACAAGTAGCGGGATTGTCCTCGAGCCAGAAAAGTTCCGGCTTAACGAGTTCTGCGTCCTCCTGAATAAGCTGGCAAACAGATGCTTGCAGAGCCGCTTCGGAGAATGTGAAAGGCAACTTCTTGCACAGATACAAGATCTGACGCAAGAAGAGTATAGCCTCCACATTGTAATCATTCTTCAAGCGACCGTCAACCCCAAAGATTAGCTCGTACAGCGCCCCAAGAAATTTGGGCCGCTTGTCCCCCTTCTTCCTGCTCATCAAGGGCAGTTTCGAGGGGAGGAGCTCTTCCTCGGAAAGACACCTATCAAGATGTTTTCCAATTAAAGGGAGATCCACCACGAAAGTGGGGATACCGCGCGTAAGCGCGGCACGGCGAAGATGGTCAAGATCCTTATCAAGACTCACCTTCAATTGCGGGAGTGCGTACACGATGTCCTTGAAAAGGGCATCATACACGCGGACGATTGCCTCGACATGGCTTTTCAGCATAGGAAAGTTTCCTTTCGTGTGCATCCACGCTATGTCCGTAGGTCCTCATCACACAGGCTGCGTCTTTACGACTGCCACGTGTTGAGTTTCAGAAGAAACGCATCAGTTGATGCGATCATCAGATCCGCAACAGCGTCAGGCATATCGACATCAGTCTGGCTGGCCTTGCGTTCCATGACAAAGTAAAACTTGTCATGGTATTCAGGGACAGCACCAGCCGCGAACGTTGTAACCACAACTTCAAAATTGTGGCGATCGTACGCGACGCCGTTCGCATCCGCCTTGGTGGTGGAGTGACGAACTTTGGCACGGTATTCAACGAGCGTCTCCCTAAGGAGAAACTCGCTGCCATACGAGTCTTGATTAATCTTATTCAAGCTCTTGGCGTTACCGGCGATTGTGATGACAAGTGGATCTGAGACGGCCATAATGAGGCGCTCACCTTCTATATAAAAGCTTGGTCAGTGATCTCGCAAGAGTTTCACCAGGCCGAACTTTCATAATTAAAAGTGAGCCTAGGATCCTCTGTGCCTTCCGAGTAAAAATCGGAAGGTACGTCGGAGCAAAGGGGAGTGCGGGAGAAACGACAAATCGTTCCTTCCTCACGTAAGTCTCGAGAAATCCTGAATTCAGGATCGCCCAAGACTCACTAGCAGCCTTGTCTATGTCTACTGTCGTCTCACTTGTCGTGGTACGCATTAGACACATGTTAGACCACTGGAGTCCCAAGGTGTTATTGGTAGCGTTTATAACGGTACCCACCTGCAGAAACCAGTCGACTAACCACGACCAGGGCATTAATTCCCAGGCCGAGGCTAAAGCCTCATGAGTTGTGATGCCTGTGACCAAGCGATAAGCTCGGGCACGTAGCTCTTCTTCATTATGAAGAGCTGCAACATTCAACTTATAAGGCGCCTTGTACACGACAGACCCCCACACTTTTTCTGTGTAGGCAGTATTTCGTGCACCCTTGATAACCAAGCCTTCAGAGTGTAAAATCTGATTTAGCAAGGTTGTCTTGGTG